AGGTATTACGTTTAGCTATGTAACCATCGTTACCTATTGCTAAGTCATATAAAGTCATGTGTTCTACAGTTTATGTTATACAATACAATAGATGTCAATTTACCTATTGTTAGATTGTGGTATAATAGGGCTGATAGTTGGTAGCGTGCACATTGACAAGCACACTAAGTGTTGGACAGATAGCCCACCCATACCTCACACCCTATATATACCCATGATAAAAAACAATAATCCCGTTAGGGATTACTGTTTAACGGTAATCTTACCGTCTTTCATCCAGCCTGCTAATTCGGCTGGAAGACCTTCTGCTCCTGCATTAAAGAGCTTAGTCGTAACGACTATCTCGGACGAGCCCACCGCCTTAGTGGTGTGCGATTCCTTAACCCAACCACTACTGAATACAGTAGTGTCGTTGGTGTCAATCTGTGACTTGAGAAATGTTTTTAAATCCATAGCGATTTGAATTAATGATTAGACCTTGTCTCCATTTTGGGGGGAGACTTGAAACCCCAAAACTAGCCGGGGTGTCTTTCTGAGGACCCTTACGCTTTCACAAAATTGCTAGAAAATTTTTAGAAATTTATCCCAGAAAATTTTCATTAGTCGTTAAAAGTTCTACCTTTGTATGGACAAGGAATTTCGCTATCCTAAGAGTTTTATAGGAACGGTTGGCTAGGGCAGGTGTCGCTTGATACTGTGTTTTACCATTGCACCATTACGAACAGGTACGGAAAATACTAAAGACCTCTCTATCAAAGGGGTCTTTTTTAACCTCTAAAAAATAAAGTTATGAACGAAGAAAAAAAATGTAAGTGCGGTGGAAACTGCAAATGTAAAAAGACTCTCCAGACTATGGCCAACGATATGGAAGCATGGCTTGATAATCTTGAAACAAAAAAACAACCAAAAGCATGTGAGATTAATAATCCAGACTGTGAGAATTGCGGTAGTTAAATTAATTTAGTATATTTGCATAGAGACACTTATTAAGTATCACCCCTCGGTAATCAAAAAAGGGGTCAGAAGTTGGATTGTAGTTCTTAAATAAAGAACAGAGTTTTCTCCAATAGTCTCGAAAAGAATTAGTATAAGATTTAGTTAGGATAGAATGCACACAGGTACGTGCGGTGAAGTAACACCAGTTTTATTATCCTTTGGTCTCTAGTAACAGAGAAGCACTGCTAAAAAGAAATCTAATTTGAAATGTTAAAACCCAAGGGGGATAAATATGTCTTGTAATTTGTGTTATATACAAATCTTTTATATCTTTGTATAAATCAAAAACTAAAAAGATGAATTTTAAACCAAATGGAAACTGGGTAGTTTTGCCTAATCCCGCTACAAAGAAAACAGACTCAGGTATTATATTAGATGATGCCACTGTTGAAAAACTAAAGACTAATATCTTAAAGGTATGTGCTGTGGGCCCTAACTGTCTTTTTGCTAAAGTAGATGATACTGTTATGATTGATCCTAGATTAGAAGCATTAATGGTAGAGTTAGATAATAAGAATTACATTATGATTCCAGAGCACCAAATTTTAGGTGTAATGTAATGAAAGGATCAGTTACAATAAGCCTAGACGATTACGAAAAACTTAAAGATGCTAAAGAGGATGCTCAAACATTAGAGTATACTACAAGGAAAGCTGCTAAAGAACTTCAGGTATTCTTAAGTTTTTTATGCAGCCGAGGATCTATAGAAGAGTACATAAACGAGTTTAATAGGCAGTCTAAATTATCTGAGATAGATATTATAGATGGGATAGCTCGTATAAAATTTAAAAATGATAAGAACTAAATTCTCAACTAGTACTATAGATGAATGGGTTAATATGATTGTAGAGTTTGACGACAAGCTAGTTAAATGGAGTAATGCCAATATAAATACTACATATGATATGGAAGTATTTGTAGGTAATGGTGAGTATTATATAATAGTAACTGTAGATAGTAATGAAGAAGATAACAATACCAGTAGATTCTAACTATAAGTATGTTCAATTTTGGAACGGCATATTTAATATGACACCTAAAGAGCTTGATATACTTATATTATTTTTAGAATGCGCAGATGATTATGAAGATGTGTGTAATATAACTAATAAACAATGTGTAGCAAAAGCTATAGGGTTTAAGGATAAGAACACACTTAATAATTATGTAAAGAAGTTAAAAGATAAAAATGTGTTTATTGTTAAGCGTAACTCTTACACATTAAACAAACTATTAAATCCAAAAAATGGAAGCATTCAAATATCTTTATCACGGAAGTAACATAGATTTAATTGCTTCAAAGGCTGTTATAACAGAGTATATTATAGACTCTCAATATATATTAATAGTTCAAGACTCTAAAGGTGAAGTATTAGATATTGCGCACACAAACATAGAAGATTATGAGTAGTATAGAAAATAAAGTTTGCATAAAAATGCTAGGCCGAGCAGAAGTGGGGAAGAAAAAGTACAATACTACAATGGATCGTACTGACCTTACAGAGTTAGAGTGGCTTATACATGCCCAAGAAGAAGCGATGGACTTAGCTATTTATTTAGAAAAATTAATACAATTAAATAATGTCTAAAGAAAAAAAATTAAAATTGCCAAGTATTTTTTCTATGGCTAAGTCTTTTACTGCTGAACTTGCTAAATACGTAAAAGAAGGGGCACCAAATGTGTCTTCTGAAAATTATATAGAAAGATTAAAAATTTGTAACGCATGTCCATTTTTAATAAAAGAGAAAATGAGATGTGGTAAATGTGGGTGTTTAGTTGAACATAAAGCTAAATGGAAAACTGCAGATTGCCCTAACGTGCCTAGTAAATGGCCAGTTGAATTAATACTAACAGACAGTGAGCATCAAAAAAAGCCTGATCCAAAAGCTAGCGACGAAGTATAACCTGCCGCTAAGTAAAGTTGAAGATATAGTAAACTACCAGTTTAAATTTATACATGACGTTATAAAGAAAGGGGAGTTTGAAACGGTTAGGTTACCTTATTTTGGTAAGTTCTCTGTTAAACCGGGCAGGTTAGCTCATATACAAAATAAAAAGAATGGAACTGTTAACAATAAGTAATGACTCAGTCATAGTGTCTCCGTACGTACTCACGATTAAAGAGTTTGAAGAAATCTCAAAGAGGAAAAAGGATATAGCTATTAAAGAGTTCTCGTATGTGTACCACATGTGCGATCATAACTCCCCATTCTCTGTTTATGACCTAACTGAGAAACAGGAAAAGATTATAAGCAGTGTGTTTAAAAGTAAATGGACTCCTGATACTAAAGTTAACGCTGCATGCGATAAATATATAGAGTTAAAAGAAACACACGCAATAAAGCTTTTGAAAGCTGCTAGGTCTGCAATAAATAAGTTGAAACATTACTTTGAGATTGTAGATCTTACAGATGTAGATGATAATGGGAGACCTATATATCAAGCAAAAGATTTAGTAGCTAATCTATCTAAAATGGCCGACGTAGTTAATGGTCTTAGTAAGTTAGAAGAGCTAGTCAAGAAAGAACAACAAACTCTCTCTGCAAATAGGGGTGGAGTTATAGTTAATAAATACAGTCAGTAATGGATTATTTAGAAGGATTAGAAAACTTAAACACAGCAATGGATAATGCGTATGCAGTTATAACTAAAGAAAAGAACTTAGATAAATTGTATAAAGAATTAAATGACAGTGATAAAGATTACTTTTCGCTTCCTTTTAATTTTAATGATAAGCATTCTATAATAGAAATGCTCTTAGATCACTATGGCAGCTTAGAAGATTTTGAAAAGTGCACAATACTAAGTACATTGAAAGATGTTTAAAGACACTGATGCATTTAGGAAGACTGCTCTATTGTACATGGAGTATGGAGTATACACTAGAGCCTTGCCTGGGACTAAAGATTATTATGAGTATTGGGATGACCAAAAACAAAAGTGTTTATACGGTTATACTGTAGGTGCTACTACTATTACAGGTAACCACTATTTTTATTTAAATTTCTGCCCTATTGATAGGTCTGTAGAAGAGATCCTACCTGATGGTACTGTACTAGCTAAACGTGAACGTACATTTCCTGCTTTTTATGATGGAGATTTTAAATATTTCACAGCAATAGATGAATGTAGAAAATCTAATAAACATATGACAGTGTTAAAAGCACGTCGTAAAGGTTATTCATATAAAGCCGCAGCAATGCTTGCTAGAAATTACTTCTTAGTTCGTAATAGTAAGAATTATGTGTTTGCAGGACAGAAGGAATACCTTATTGGTGATGGGCTGTTGTCTAAGGCCTGGGAGATCCTATCTTTTGTGGATAATAATACAGCATGGACTCAACCTCGTCTTAAGGATAGAGAAATGAACAAGATGTCTGGTTACAAAAAGAATGTAAACGGTGCAGATGTTGAATTAGGCATGAAGTCTATGATTATGGGTGTGTCTCTAAAAGATAATCCAGATAAAGTAAGGGGGAAAGCTGGTGAACTTATATTTTTTGAAGAAGCTGGTGCATTCCCAGGGCTGTTAAAAGCTTGGGAAGTATCAATGCCTACAATGCGTCAAGGTGCAAACACTCTTGGTACTATGGTAGCTTTTGGTACTGGTGGTACAGAAGGAGCTGATTTTGAAGGGATGGAAGAGTTATTCTACAACCCACATTCGTATGATTGCTTATCTTTTTCTAATATTTGGGATGCAGGAGCGGCTGGTACATACTGTGGACACTTTGTTCCTATTTATGAAAACCTAGAAGGCTTTATAGATAAAGATGGTAACTCTAGTAGAGATACTGCAGTGGCTTTTGAAGAAGAAAACAGAATAAAGAAAAAGGGAACAAATGATCCTAAAGCTCTTGATCAGTACATAGCAGAGCATCCAATGAATCCTAGAGAAGCTACTCTTCAGATTTCAGCAAATCTATTTGATATAGCATCTTTACAAGAACAGTATAATAATGTAAAAGTCAACAAGTTACATACAATAGGGACGGCTGGATCTTTGTATCACGGAAAAGAAAATAAAATACAGTTTAAACTTGAAGGAGATGCTAGACCTATTTTAAGATACCCTCACAGAAAAGAAGATAACTTAAATGGGTGTACTGTAATATATGAGTCTCCATATAAAAATGAAAGTCAACAAGTTCCTGCTAATCTATATTTAATATGCCATGATCCATATGGGCAAAATCAATCTGCAGATTCATCATCTTTAGGAGCATGCTATGTTCTTAAAAGGGTTAATAATATATCCCGGCCAGATGATATGATTGTAGCTTCTTATGTTGGAAGACCACATAGTCAAGATGAGTTTAACAGAAATATGTTTATGCTTTCAGACTATTACAATGCAAAAATAGGTTTTGAGAATGACCGTGGTGAAGTTATTGCTTACGCTAGGCGGCATAGAAAATTACACAGGCTTCAAGAAGAATTTGAAATGCTTGATAAAAAGAACCTTAGAAGTAAAACAGTAAAAAGACAGTTTGGTATGCATACTACAGAACCTCGAAAACGTCAAGGTGAATTGTATATTAGAGATTGGTTAAATACCGTTAGACATGTAAATGAAGATGGTTCTCAAGTATTAAATATGCATAAGATATATGACTTAGCGCTTTTACAAGAATTAATAAAGTTTAATCATAGAGGAAATTTTGACAGGGTAATGGCTTTAATGATTGGCATGTACCACACTAGAGAGATGTACAATTCAGAAGTTAGGGAAGTATTGGAAGATGGATCAGCAAATAAGTGGTTTGACCAAAATTATTATTAGTGCTATATTATAAGGAATAGTTTAAAATGTATAAG